ATGCGTATGACATATGTCAACGGTATATCGACGACAACGCCAGAGTGATACCGCTTGCTGAGTATCAGTTACTATCCGGATGGATCCGGAGTCGTAGCTTAGAAAAGCTTGCGGATACACGCGCGCTATTCGGTCCACATTGTGGGACCGAGCTTGCACGGGTTTCTTTACAGATCGAAGCATTCTTCAAGAAGAATGCGATTTTCCGCGAAGCTGTGCGTTGTGAGGACGCGGCGTCAAAAGCCTTTCACAAGGCTGAGATGCTTTGCCGAATCACTAATAAACGCCTCGATCATTTCTATACTCATATGGACCGTTTGAGTCCAGAACTGAGGGAGATAATTGATCGTGCCGAGGCCTTCATCCTGAAGGTTCTTGGACCGTTTGAGCCCTTTCTAGAGGAGATTCCCTCCTTGTTAAGGATAACGTCTGGTGCGACGGCCACTCGCTCACGGAAGCTTTCGACTCCGCCCCTTAAGATTAAGGGTAGGATAGATTGCAACCCAGGGACCGTACCCTATATAAAAGCTTTAGCCGAATTTTATGGCTATTGCATAAAAACTAGGGTGGTCAATTGGAACCGTGTTGAGTTTGTGACTAAGAACTGGAAGACCGATCGTTCGGTAGCACCCGAGCCCGAAGGCTCAATGCCGTTTCAACTCGCTTTCGACACTTATGTGAAGAGACGATTGAGACGTTTTCGAACCGATCTTTCAGATCAGACGGCAAATCAGGAAGATGCCAAATCCGGGTCGATACATGGCGATTTCGCCACAATTGACCTTTCAATGGCTTCAGATACGGTTGCTTTTAACACAGTGGCCTGGCTCATACCTATGAGCTGGCACAAATATCTGTGTTCGCACCGGTCTCCGTTTTACCGCCTTGGCGGTAGGACGGGCAAATACGCTAAGTTTTCCTCTATGGGAAACGGAGCGACATTTGCCTTAGAGACGCTGATTTTCCGTGCTTTGTGTGAGGCCGTTGGGAGTAAGCGATGCCACGTCTATGGTGATGATATTACCATAGAAACGGAACTCGCTCCGCTTCTTATTAAGGCCTTAACTTTCTTTGGGTTCAAGGTTAACACCGACAAGTCTTTCACAGAAGGCCCTTATAGGGAGTCCTGTGGTAAGCACTATTATGAGGGAAACCTCATAACTCCTTTCTACCTCCGGTCGGAGGCTGAATGGGATGTACCAAATACGTGTCATAACGTAAATGGGTTGGTGTCTATCTGTAAGCCCCTCGGTAGGCTGATGGATCTCTGCGTAGCTACTATTAATGATAATAGGCTGCCTTTGGTTCCTCCTATTGAGAGTAGCACGGCGGGCGTCATTATTGACGTCCATTCGTGTTACGAGTGGAAAGTACTCCGTTTGTTCCGCTCAAAACAAAATAACTTCCAAAGCCTGGCCTATATGGGCTTGGTTAGGAAGACGCGGATCAAACGTTATTGTAACGTCAGGGGATTAACGCTTTGGCATTTCCGCTATAACGCGGGGTACCAAGGTTCCTCTGATGCTGCAACTGACAGAGTCTCGAGTAGTCACACTCTTTCGCTTGAAAAGTTCGCGCGAAAGTGGATGCTATGGACCCCATCCATGGCGGGCGCGTCCCCTAACCAGTTCTGGTTAGGGGCGCTGCTGTCCCGGGCTTAACGCCCTGGAAGCAGTCGCTTGGTGAAGG